TCCATACGGTAAACTTCTACATAGTAGCCAAGGGATTTAGCCAAGTGAACATAGTGGGCAAACTCCCATTTTTGAGTAAAGGTGTTAGAGATACACAGGTCAGCACCACGAGAGAAAACCAACTTAGCAATCTCAAAACAAGTTTCGTGGTTTTCTTTGACGTTTTTACCTTCCCACTGGTAAGCAGCAGTCTTGACACAAAGCATGTCAGCCTCAAGGTGCAGGCATTCAAGCTTGCAATTTTTTACAAAAGTGGATTTACCTGATCCGGGAATTCCACGAACAATGCAAAGTATTGGCGCGTTGTCTATATCGTTAATCATAAGCTTTTCCTTTGTTTAGATTTCTCTATTATAGATGCACTTATCTTCTCGTTATTAGTAGCCACACGGTAGGATTTTACCTACAACCTACCCTTTATCATTGAGTTGCTCTTTGTTCTTGAGCTACGTGTGGCAGTTTCATTCTTACAGGTTCTTGCTAAAGAGTGAGGCAACACCCATTACAACACCAGTCACAATAATACCAACAAGGAGGATACTAAGGAAGATGGAGATAGGGAGCCACAAGGGTGCCAGAACCCACCACCAAGACCAAGCAATATAGCCAGTCAGCTTGAGGCCAATAAACAGGACAGCGAGAAGGCCAAAGAAACCGATGCCGCCAGTGGATTGTGAAGTTGTGTTGTTAGTTGTCATGTTATTTCTCTTTTCATATTTGTAAATAAATTGATTAGCCATTAGTCGGCAGTAATTTCTGCATTAAAATTAAAGTTGTTTCCCGCGCACTACCTTATCTTCTTCTAGCCAAACCAATCTATCAATGTCACCTCGATTAAGGCCAATATCATTTAGCTCTGCTGTAGTCAGACGGTTAAGCTGTTTGATAGTGTCTCGGTGTCTTCGCCATGTCACTAAGTAGTTCATGTAGCGTTTAAAAATGTTCATACCATATATCCTTGAATTGTTTTTCCAGTGTTATAGTCAACAATAGAACCTCTGTAGTAACAATCATAGTCATCCCAGTGAAGCTCAAATTCAACATTACCATAGGTGACAACCATAGTGTCTAGCTGGTTTGTCTCAGTGTCCCTCAAGTACTCTTTAAAAACAACAAAGAAATAGTCACTATTCTGGTTGTAAGGGATAAAGGTCTCAACGTCTTCTTCTTTAATCGACATTCAATTCTTCCAGTATTACGAAGTCTACGGTGGGATTACCTAGTGATTCAACAATTTCTTTATCTTTCTTAGCCACAGCGCAGACTAGTGACCTCGGCATTTGAAGGAAGTCTGGTACAGGAGAAACTAACCAACGGTGCATAGAAAAGCTACGTCCAGAAATTCGGCGGTTGATACCAGTAATCTTTTCAGGTGAAGTGTCTGAGCAAACAATCTTAGAAATATGAGGGTTTACCCAAAGCTGCTCAATAAGTTCTTCTGTAAAAAGATCAATACCGAATACACAGACAACATCTGTATCACCTAGGTTACTAATAAACAAGTTAGCGGCCTGTACTGGGCCAAAAGGTTCTGGCTCAGGTTTTTTGTCGCGATCCTTTTTAGGGACGAGGACAACCTTACGTGGCCGACCTCGCCCTTTCTTTTTAGGTGTTGTATCAGTTGTCATAGTTGTCCCTCAATTTCTTCATCCCAGAGTTTTTGTACGAGTTCAGCATAACCCCCAACAAGCTCAAAGATCTGAGGAACTTGGTTCAAGTCAAGGTCTTTAGTCAGCAAGTCTTTAAGTCTAAGGTTGCCACTATTTGTAACATCAATGTATTTGAACTTCCTACCATCTACCCTAAGGCGACTAACAGCAAGATCACAGAAAGGACAGTTCTCACGTCCAAGTACTAGGTACATTAAACTTCCTCTGCGTCTTCTACAGCTTCCGAGTCTAGCTGACTTTGAGCGGTTTCCAGAGAGACTGTAAGCATAATAATGACTTCTTCCAAGGTAACGTTCTTAGAAAACATCTGAAGCTGTTTATCTTTTACAGACAGAACAACGGTTTGACCGTTTTCATCAATGACAGCTTCCAAGGCAGGGTTGCCCTCTACAGCTTTAATAGCGACAGAGTCAGTGTTTTGATCTTGGTTTTCCATGTGATTTCTTCCTTGTTTTCTGTTTTGTTATTTATTTTGTCGTTAGCTTTTAGAACAGCCTTTAAAGCGAGGTAGTAGTTGTCGTTTACTGCTTTTTCAATCATCTAGGATTACGGTATCAATGTGAAACAGTACATCAATCTCCATTTTGGCGTCTTCACCCTCTAAACCTCCGGTACTAAGCATGTGCTTCATAAGCATTTCATTTGCTAAGGCCTCGGATGAGTAAACTCCGAAAACCTCTTGTTCCTCATTTAGTACTACAGTAAGTAGCATAGTTTTAACCATTTTAACCATCAGATGTCACAACCGCCGCCGCCACAAGCCAAAGTAGCAGCACCTTCAGTGTTATCCTCAGACTCATAGTTAACAAGCTGAGAGAAGTCAACATCAGGCATAAGTTCTTTAGCTACCAAGTATTCTCCTTCATTACAAGCAGTATAAGGGGCTTGCTGATAGGTATGCTCAGAGTATGGCAAGAATGACACACCAGTGATGTAGTCAAAGTTCTGGTAGACCCAGTCACCCACGGTTAACCACTCGTGTTCCTTGACGTAGACAGTGACCGAGACAGAGTGTTCTGACCAGTGTTCTTGGTACATCTTCCAGTTCTCAAGCTGTTGGATTGCTCCCTGCTCATCTGCAAATACCGCATCTTTTGGAGCCTTAATTGGGAAGTAGAACACAGTTGTCATTTCAGGATTCATCGCATCAGGCTCGTTTGGAATACCTTGATCTTTCAACATCTGAGTGAGAGGATCACTATTTGCCTGACGAACAGACCGAATGTAGAACTTAGCAAAACGGCCATGAATACCCGAAGCAGAGTCAACCAGCTGTGATACTGTTCCAGAAGGCTTTACAGTGGTTACTGCTGTTGAAGGGTTAATACCTAAACGCTTAGCAAACTCAATGTTTGTGTTTACAGCAACCTGCTTAAGTTCTCTCAGAAGTTCCGCCGTAGGGTTTTGTAGCAGCTCGCAGTCTTGGATACCTGTTAGAGAAACACCAAGGAGACGTTCTTCTTCACAGTTCTTAATCCAAATTTTACGTACGTATTTGAAGTCAGTCAAGGAAGATTGAAGTGTTCCAATAATTGCTGCAATACGGACTTTTGCTTTAAGATCTTCTACAGAATCACCAGCACGACCTACAACTTCAGTAAGGTTACATAGTTGACCGTTGCGTAGTTGAATTTCAGCGCAAGGGTTTGTACCAACAAGAGCAGTGCTATCTCGACGTGTTGGGGTAAAGGCCTTGGCACCCGCACGGTTAAAGATACCACGCTCACCGGACCCTGACTTCATCAAGGCAACCCACTCATCCATAAACACAGCCATAGAAGGCTTAGACTCATAAACAGCAGAGTTGTTAGACAAGGCACGTTGTTTTTCTAGGAAGTTCCAGTAGATTGTTTTGTTGTTTTCAAGATCAAACTTAGCTGACTCTTCCCAAGTACCCTTTTCAAAGCTAACCATGTAAGTCGGCTTTGTAGGTTGGTTCTTCTTCATTGTGAGAGCGTATTCCCAGTGCGTATTAGTTTCGTTGACAAGGACATACTCATCTACTTTAAAGACACTCTTACAGTCACGGACAATTACATCGCCCAAGTCAGACAAAGAAATCAGAGCAGAGCGGCGCACACCACCAACAACTACAATTTCAGCTTCTTTACATACAATATCGTGTACTTCTTGGGTAGTAAGTTTACGTCCAGCCGCCCCTTTAAATACAGAAGTTACGTAAGCAAAAAGATCCATAAGTGGTTGCGGACCAGAAGCTCTTCCACCCATAGTCTTAAGTCGAGCGCCTTCGGGCCTAATTTCAGAATAATCCCATTCATGTTCGTTTCCTAAATATAGATCAGCAATTAGCTTACGAAGTGCTTTAGACCAGCCTTCAGCGGAATCACCGATAGTGATAATACGATCAGTTTTAACAAAGTTGTCGTTAATGATCGGTAGTTTGCTTACGTATTTTGACTCAATAGAAAAGCCAAAGCCTGTTCCTGACATAAGAATAAAAAGGATTTCATCGAATACTCGAATGTGGTCTACTGCAGCAAAAGCACAGTTGTAGCCTCGAAAGTGGTTCAAAGCAAGAGCATCACCTGCAGACCACATAGAGCGCATTGAAGGCATTACTTTAAGGTTATAGATAGCGTCTTCCATTTGCTGGAATTCTGCATCTGTTAGAACGTTGTTGCCGATTTGTTTTCGCCAAAAGCCCATAACACGGCTAACTGTTTCTGGCCAAGTCTCTCGACGACCTTCTGTGTCTAAAAATCGAGAGTATCGTGATAGGTGAATAAATTTTTGATAGCTATCCATAATGGTTGTGGTTCCTTGTTTTTATTGTTTTTAAAGTGGTTTTATGGAGTCGTGGGAATTTTGATCTTCTTCTTTGTCATCCTCGTAGTCTTCATAGTCTTCAGCCGCGTCAAATTTTTCTGACCCCGTTTCGCCAGCATAAGCCTCATCATCAAGACCTGTAATTAGCAACCAGAATTGCATTAGGGTAGTTCGCTGATCATTATTGAACTTTGCTTTGATTGTCGGCTCATTCAGAAAGCGAGTAACACCCGCTTCATTGTCTGCCTTAAAGTTGGCATAAATAAGGTTATTTGCATAGTTCCAGAGGCGCATTTCCTCAGGTGTGAGTTCCGTATATTCCATTAGTTAACCCGTCCTTTTTTCTTTTCGAGTTCTGCTTGGTGAATGTCCGAAAACATCACTAGGCTTTTCTGTTCTTCTTCAGTCATAGCCTCAAAACCTTCCTTGATACCCGCCATGAAATTTTTGTCATAGTCTGACAGAGGGAGTCCCATAACAATCTTAGAGAGAATTGAAGTCGTCATTGCAATTAAAAATTTCTCTTTGTTCATTTAAAAATCTACCTTTTCATCTTCATCAAAATCATTGTCTTTGTCTATTGAAGTCATGCGGCCTGTCTTGTAATCGTAACTAAGACTTCCAGAAGGACCAGTCAAACCTGTATAACGACACTTTAAAACCTTTGTTATAATGGTGTTTCTAACTTCTTCATCAGGTGAGCCACCATCCCTTGCAAAAGCAATAACGTCCATACTAATTTGTTTAATAGAACCAGAGCCACGAATGTCATCTAGAGTTGGCAGTTTACCTTCTTCAAAAGACTTACCCTTACTATCAGGGGTTTTACGTAGGTGTGAGATAAGACCTAACCAAATGTCATGCTTTTTAACGACACGTAGTAGGTCACCCATGACTTTATCTGTTGCTTCATTTCCAGTTAAACCGTCTGCACCTTCAGCAACTAGCAGAGTAATGTGGTCTAAAAATAGGTATTTAACACCTTTCAAAGCCATAAACTCTAAGTGATCGACAACAGAACTGTTTGCTGCTGTACCGTGGTGGTCAAGCAACATAATGCGGTCACTACCAAAGACATTCTCAAATCCTGTTTCTAGTTCTTCATCGGTAAGTTCTTCTTCAGCAGGGTTTTTAAATAGCGACATTCCAACTAGTTTTCTTGTTGTTTCTGCTGGTGACTCTTCAAGACTGATAATACCAATTTTATCTTCTGTAGTTTCAAGGAGGTGCATAACAATTTCTCGGAGTAGTGTTGACTTACCAGAGCCAGTGCCCGAAGTCCACAAGGTAATCTCGCCAAATCGCATGCCTTTAAGTTTCTCATTGAGGCCTGCCATAAAGGGTGGGTAAGGTATAGACTCTAAGTTGTTATAAGCCTTTAGCTGTTCCCAGAGGCCTTCCTTAGTCAAGATACCTGCAGGGGTGTAGTCTGCAGCACGCCATATGGCTTGCATAACAGCCTTTTTGTCTTTAACAAATAGGTCTGAAGCGTCTTTCTCACTACTCTTTACAATCTTAACCTTGTCAAAGCCGATTATACGAGCGGCCTCAGGCATGGCAATATCACCAGCCTTATCGTTATCCATCCAAAGGATTACTTCATCATACTCACGGATCTTCTCACGAGCCTCAATTAGGTCATTCAGTCCTGTGGCAGATCTTAGAGAGATTACCGGATAGAAAACCTTGTAGTGAGCATAACTTGCAGCTTGAACAGCACAGGCATCTTCTTCACCTTCTGTAATAACTAGCTTACGACCACCGTTAAACTTGTCTAGTCCAAACAAAGTTGATACTTTACCAATAGACCCTCTTGATTTGAAATCCTTCGGTAGGACCCTAATCTTGTATCCTTGAGGCTTGTTATCAACAACATCATAGGGATAGTACTTTTCAGTAACTTCACCAGAACTATTATAACCAACTTTTACACCGTAAAAATCGTAAATTTCTTTAGGTATTTTACGTTTAGGGTCTGCTGCAGAAACAAAATCATTTGTTACTTCATCTACTAGCCAAGTACGATTACTCCCCTTTGTATTGTTACTTGTCTGTCGGCTACTTGACTTTGTGTCTGCAAACAAGGCGTCTAGGTCTTCGTCTTCATTCATAGATTCTCCTTTCCCGTAAGGTTTAGAGCAGCCCGGAGAAAAACAGTAAGAACCACCATCTTCATAAATCGCTCTGTTGTCATTACTTCCACAAAAAGAACACGGCTCGTGTCCTACAATCCTACTCAACGATACCTCCTTTTAAAGTTCCTTATAAATTTCTTAGTGTTAGTTGTTAGTTCTTCTTTTGGAGCAAATCTGATAGCAGCAATTTGGGCGTTATAAAATCTTGGTAACACACCACAAGGTAACTTTTCAGTCATAACACCAAGTATCATTTGAGTGTAGGCTTCTGCGTAGTACAAGCCACCTTTTGTTTTGTAGAGGTCAATAATCAGAAACTCGAAATCCCCTTTACCAATTTCTTTAATAGCCTTGTTTAAATGTACAGAAGAACCTGTGTAGGTGCGCCAAGGCATTTCCTTATTATAGCGAGGTGACTTCTTTTTCCCACCAAACCTCATCTGCTTCTTGCCAATGTAAAACTGGTTAGTAGCCTTGTTTTCGATTGAGTAAATAAAACCAATGTAGGCTTGGGTGTCAAAGTAACTGGGAAAGTTACCATAAAAGGTCCAGTGTCCTATTTCATCGTTACTTGATTGCTTCATCGTATGCTTCCCTTGTGATCTTAAAGTGATCATCAAAGGACCGCCAAATATGGATTAGTCGTCCATTGAATAACATATTTTCGTAGCCATACTGATCACCTTTTGGGTCATCATAGGCCTTGTGGTAAGCAATACAAACAGCCTTCTGGTAGTCACAAGGTTCTACTTCTTCTAGGATTTTGGCTGCTTTTTTAGGTCCACAGTTCTTAATTCCCGGTATGTTATCAACACCATCGCCCATAAGTACTTGATACCAGTAAAACCATTCAGCATACTCTGCTGTAATTTCGTACTGGTGTTTAGGTTTTGTTGGGTGAATGTTGATGTAGTGCTTACCATCGATACAGTCTAGGTCTTTGTCAATTGAACAGATAATGTAGTCAGTGTTAGTACGTTTACAATCATTAGACCAGATACGTAGCAGGTCATCTGCCTCGTAGCCGTGTGTTGAGATAGACTCCTCTTTGGCTGCAAGGTAGTCTTTTAGATCATTAAACCATACAGGTTTACTACTTCGGGCAACTGCCCGTGTTTTAGAAGCCTTATACTCAGGGTGAATATCAAGTCGGTAGTTACCGACACCACCAACAGCAATAGCATACTCATCAACAAACAACTCATTCAGAATGTTTTCTAGCAGCATGTCCATGTTAGTTTTAGCTTTAGCAAAACCATTTTTAGCAAAAGACTTTTCAGCCAAAACTAATTGCCCATTGTAGTGTTCTTCATCAATCTCACCATCAGTGAAACGCTTCTTAAGCTTTTTTCGGTATGCTTCATAAGTTCGTTTAACATGCCAGTAAGCTTGGTATACTAGCGGGTCTCCATCAATTAATGCAATCATAGAGTTGTTTCCTTGTTATTGTTGGTGTTTGTTGTAAGCTTCACAACCTAAACAGGTATTACTATCATAGTCTGCCAGTTCTGTTAGACAGTTACCACAAATTTGTTCCCATCCATCAGTAAAGAAAGCCAAAGGTTGCTCACCTGCCCCCATTGCTTCAAGCATAGCTGCATCCTTCTGCAGGGCTATCATCATATCCTTATCCATATCAACTTTCCTGTTAAGTCTTGGTCATTAGTCGGCAGTATTTTTCGTCCTTAGTTTACTTGTAGTTACCATCCAATGCTCTCTTAGCAATTACTACAGCAGTACTACTACTTACTAAGATAATTGCCTCTAGAGCCATTCGGTATCTTGATAATGTTTCTTTGTCAGTAGTGTCTTGTTTATCACTATATGATTCTGTGGTTGGTTGTACCATAGTTATCTTCCTTCTGATTGCTCAAATTTTTTAATTGCTGCAATAGTTTCCTTACAAAGAGTGTAATGAAAAGAGCCGATAAAATCACTTTCCGGCTCATTAGGTAGTCCATACCATATCTCTACAAGGAAACCCTTCCTTACTAAAATCATCACTTAGGGTTAAGCTCACGATCACTAAGCTTGTTTATGTTGTAAGTCATAAGTTCTGACAGAGTGTAACCTCTCTTGTGAGCAATTACTGTAATATACCAGAGCGCGTCACTAAGTTCTTGCACAATAGGGACAGTACAGTTTTCCCCCTTTCGAACTTCTAACATTCGCTCTTGCATGACTTCACCTACTTCACTAGAAAGGCCAACAAACAGGTGCTCGTCTGTTGTACCTTCTTCTAGGAAATCTAAGGCGATCTTGTTGTATACTTCTAGGTTCATAATCATGTTGTTGTCTCTCCTGTAAATGCTGCCATAATAGCAGCGCGGTGGTGGGCGTTGGCTGCTGCTTTGGCTGCATTAGGACCAGTGAAGAAACACCCATTCCATTCCCATGTATCGTGCGGCATTGACTGTATTTTGTAACCCTTAGCCAGCCAATAAGGTTGGTCATCTGGAGATTTAAGTTCCCAAACCAGCGGCGCAATCATGTCAGGCAGGGCGGCTACGATTTCATCTGCTAGTTCTTGGTATGTCAGAAGCAGCTCTTCCAGAATGATAATCTCTGCAATCTGGTCACGCATACTCATGTTTTTCTACCTCTCAGGTATGTTTGAAACTTCCCGTGTGCCAGTTGAAAGGCCACGATGAAAACTGGGATTGGCAGGAACACACGAAGGACGCGCTTGCCATAGGCGGGGTTGGTGTTGTCGATCCATCCCTTACCTCTTACCCACAGTAGAACGTGGTTTTCGTTAAGTCTCGTTCGGCCCCACCAGAATACGTGTTGACGGGTAATGACTTTCCACCAAAAGCGACCCCAGCTTGAGCCACTTGCAATGTAAGCAGCCGTTACCGCGTAATCATCACAATCACCTTTGTAGTAACCAATTTTATCTTCATGTAGCACACGCCAGTTGTCTAAGGCTTTATCTGCAGTCCAGATGAAACCTTCGTTTAGTTCTTCAAGTGTTTTAGGTATGTTGTTCATTTTGAAACCCTTTTAAAACTACTGATCAACATACTGCAAATATCTTCCAAACCGTCTTTACCCTTCATACAGGCCCAGCCCTTGTCATTATTGTAGACTGTGTATTCTGCCCCAGCCACGTAAGCAAAGGAGGCACTATGCGTACACACCATAACGTCTCCGGCCTTCATTAAGTTTGTGTGTCGTTCTTTAGGCGCTGTTTGTGTACCATTAGTTTTAGTCATTTTTAGTCTCCAAATTAAAAGATGATACTTTCTTACCTTCTACAAAGTTCCTAACACTAACTGCACCAATTACCTCACAATGAGAACCCTTCATTTTCATAGCTCTTACACATGCCTCACTTTTTGTTTCAAACCACTCGCAAGATACATCATGGCTGTTAATAATGAGTAACCAAGGTAACATAGTTATTTTTCCTTTTCCAAAATCAAGTCCTTAAAGGCCTGTGGCATAACTTTCCAAAGAGCACTTGCCTCTTCCACACAACGAACCCTAGAAAGGGCCTCACCAATTTTCCTTAGATTAATGTAGTCTCTATAAGCACTGCGCTCTGCCACAATCTCTGCAACCATTTCTTTACTCATTGGGTACAGTTGAAATTGACCATAGCAGTCCTTACCTGCGGGGGTAAAACAATCAGGAATGTTTTTGTAGCCCTTACGCAGTGTCCACTGAGCTTTATCACCGAGTAAGGTAAGCCTACCTGTTTCGTGGATTTTTCCAATCTCAACAGTTGCATAAGATCTTACACCATAAAACCTTGGGTAGCTTGCCTTTAGTGCTATGTCGCCTTCTTTAAACAAACTCATTTTGTTACCTTCCCTAATTGCCGAATTTTCTCTATGTCTTCAAAGCAATTGAACAAGTCAACAAAGTGATCTGCAGTCATTTGAATCACCTCTGTAAAACCTTCCTCAAGGTCGTGCTGCATAATGATAATACTTCCATCATTGTTTAGCTGGACTTCCACATCACCATTCTTACCTTTAGTACACAGAGCTGTAACTACTGCGCCGTTCTTATCATACTCTACTGTTTGCATCTTAACTTACCAATCTCCTGTCATTAGTATTGTAAAAAGGTACGATAATAAAACTAAAAAGGTAGCAACAATAAACGCAAAAGCAGCGCCACCACCAAACGAGGTGCCTAACACGAAAAATGCTGCAAACCAAACCGAAACAAAACATGAGTTTATCAAGAAAGCTTTCATAAATCTAGTCATTTGTTCACACCCTTTTCTAATTCTGCATCGAGAGCCTTGAGTATCTTTCCTGCTGTAGTGCCAATGTCTTCAGCAGAATAATGAGACCACATATCTAATTTCTTTTTTGCCATTTTAAGAGCCATGGCAGTTGTGTGATCTCTCCTTTGTTTCTCCTTATTCAATCTATGTCCCCCATGGTGCCTCGGATGTTGAACAAGATGTCAATGAGATCACCGAGGTCTTCTTTGTTAAAGTGTGCTGCCCAAGCATCCTCATGCCGCGCACCAACTGTCAAATACACAGCCCGTTTATGAGAGGTAGGCTTAACACTGATTAGCGCTTCGTTGGAGTTAACGTGACCATCTACCACCTGTTTAGCAGTTCGGGTAGTAACAGTCTCTTCTTTTACAAATTGGTCCATTAGTATTTATCCTTATTTAGTTACTTGTGTCAATTTCATCCCGGAACCCTAAGGCAACAGGTGTTCGTGGTGCAAGGTCAGAACCCACACCCATGTACTTGATCTTCATGAGCTTGCCAAGGAACTTTTCCTTTTTATCCCAAATGTTTTGAAGATCTGCTTTAGTAAAGCCCTTAAATACTCCCACTTTGGTCTTAAATGGAGTACCATCTTCAAAGAAGCCTGTGCCCTCGATATAACCAAGGGTGTTTGCAGGAATCATATTCTCTTTATGAATTGATCGCGAAGAGCGGCCCAACTCGTTTGTTGTTTTTGGGTTGTTGTTTACTAGCATTTCAAAGAAGCCTGTTACAACAATTTCAGTGTCTACACGAGACTTGTACTTGTACATACCACCTGATTTAGCAGTAGCTCGTCCATTTTTGTAGGGTGCGTCACCCCGTCTAAAGATAGCACCTTCATGCCCATCCTGTAGTAGTTCTTCAACAAACTCCATAACTTCATCATAGGTGTTTAGTAGAACAGAACCGTGAAACTGGGCAAACTTTGAAGGAAATACCCAGAGGTCATCGTTAACGGCAGCAAGTCGGTCTGTGTATTCACAGTTCATATCCCACCTGTCAAACACATAGAACTTGTGCTCTGCTTCAAGGTCTGTTTTAACACAGGCACGGGAAGAGTTCTTAAAGCAAAATTCATCGGTGAAATTACCAACGACGACTTCTCCGTCAAAACCTTGGAGAGTGTCTGCCTCTGCAGCTACTTTAGCTTGTAGTTGTTTGTTTCGCAGTGGTTTGAGTGAACGAGAGTACCCAATGCCGTTGTCAACAAGCATACGGATACCATCAAGTTTAATAGAACCAAGTAAAGGTAAGTTGGCCTTAACTAGTTCTGGGTGCCAACCCGAATTATCGGCTAACATAGGTTTGTTAGTAGCAAGCATTATTTTGTATCCTTTATTGATTCTGAAGTTTGAAAAATGTCACCAGCGTCAATAGCTACAGCTACTCTTTCTGCAGAGGTCTGCGAAAAAGTTGCGTAAGTGCCCTCTGAGTCTTCAGCCTCCCCAAACCATGCGCCAAGTTCATAGTAAATACTCCACTTCATCTTAAATCCTTTAGAATCAAGCCAATGATGTCTTCCTTTGTTATGTCCGATCGATAGATTTTAATGTATTGGAGAATTTGTTCCTTTGTCATAGCCCTCATACGGTTTTGGTTAGGCACACCACTTTTATCATGGTCAAGGCCTCGTTGTTAATGACCAAGACCAAAGACCCTAGTAGACTTGTTTGCCAGTCTTTTCATTAGAATTTTCCTTTGTTATTAGTGAACATCAAAGTAGTCAATACCAATCTTGCAATCTCCGCATGTCATAATATCAACTCCGACAGCCTTAGGTGCTTCCACAAAGGCCTTCATAATAATTTCTTTAGCAAATTCGGCCTGTTCCTCCACCACTTCATAAGTAACCTCGTCATGGTAGAATAGTAGGATCTTGTTATCAACGTTCTGAAGCTCAAATTGCTTTTCAATCTCAAGGACAGTATACTTCATAACAACAGCTTCAGCACCTTGGATTAGGTAGTTAAGTGCCTTGTGCTTACTGTCACAGTAGATTGGGCGACCGTCAAGCCCAACAATAAACCCGCTAATCTCCGCTTCATCTTGAGTTGCCTTGATAAGTTCGTCAAGCAGAGGGTAGGCTTCTTGGAACTTCTTTTTCAGCTTTGCACCAATTTTCTCTGAGATACCAAGAATACTGGCAAGTTTAGCTCCACCAGCACCGTACAAGAAGGCAAAGATAAAGGGCTTTGCATCAGCACGAGAAATAGTTTGGCCCACAATTGCAGAGAGAATATCAGCGTTCTTTTGGTGAATGTCACCTTCAAGAACTTCTCTCATAAAATCAGGATCACCCATAAAGTGAGCTAGTAGACGTAACTGACAAGCAGCAGAGTCAGCGGAAACTAGCTTAGTACCTTCCGGTGTGATAAACAGGCTTCTGAACTCACGACCAAGCACAGCCTTACCAGAAGGCAAGTTAGCAATAATTTTGTGAGTTTGTCTGTAAGTTGGTGTACCAATGTTAAACACATCACCGTGTAGACGACCTTTGTCATCAATGTGATCAAACCAACCACTAATAATTGAGTTACGAGAGCGCAGGGTATAGTAGTCCATCAAGGCCTTACCCATGTCCCCAAGAGGTTGCAAGGAAGTGTCAGACAGCTTAGCTGAAACCTTTACGAATTTTCCATCGATTCGTTTGAAGTTCCACTCGTCCGGCTTCCAACCGATTGAAGTAAGGTGCTGCTTAACCGTAGCAGTGTTGCCAATATCACCATCAGTAAACTCAATCCTGCAAAAGCCACCAGATTCCCGAAAGAAAGGGCTAGTATCAACAGTGGTGTCATCAGGAATCCCAAACCAACGGCTAGTGTATGCAGCAAGTTTTCCTGCTTTCGTGTAAGTTGGCATTTTTGTGACTGCATAACGTTTACCTGTTGTTTTTTCATTATCAATAGTAGTGTCTGCGTCCACAACCTTTATTGTTGGGGGTAGGAAAGGGTTAACGTAGTTTTCAATTTCCCTAAGTTTCTTCTCAATAACAACCTGAAGATCTACTGCACCTTCCTTATCAAACAACCAACCATTTTCTGATTGTTTTGCCATAACATAGTCCATGTTGGTTTCTGATGTCAGAGCGCGAGGCATAGAGTTGTCTTGGATAACCTTGAGGTAACGCTTAAGTTCTTTCATCAAATACAGGTAGACAAGTGTTCCAAGCCGAACGTCCTGCTTCATGTACTCAAACATTTCTTCAGAAAACTCGTCAAAGCCTCCTGTGTAGTCACCCTTGTAGAAAGTACCAATAAGCGCACGGCATTCATCTGCCACGGCTTTGTTACCCATTCGGATAGCCTTATTCAGCCTAACCTTGTTTTCTTCTTCAAAGAACAATCCCCATTTCTTTAGAGAATGCCCAAAGCCAAACCTGTTAAAGTTAAGCACCTGAGACATTACCTTAGTACACCGGACTGATGCCTTTGGTTGCCACTTAAAACCTGAAATCCTTGATATCTTCTCAAGAGCGGGAACGTCATAGCCATTAGAGTTGTGGGCTACAATTGTATCAGCACTATCAATGAAGGCCAAAAACTCTTTAAATTGGTGAGGCCTAAACCAGTACTCCTCCCCTGTGGTTGCATCAATAGCGCCAGCACAATGGTAAGTTGTAACGTGTCTTAGAAGGTTATTGTTTTCTGTGTCAAATACAAGTATCAATGGTCATCACCATTTTCTTTGAACACAAGTAGCTGGTCACTCCTGCCTTTAGGGTACTCGCCACGAGGTTCTACCTTAGTAATACCTCGCTCAAACTCAATTTCTTCAACCAAACGGTTACCATACCAAGCAATCTTCTTAGCATCTTGCAAGGCGTCGTCTTTGCCGCCCAAGCGGAAGGAATATTTGAATACCTGACCAAGAACGTGGGCGATAACACCCTTGTGCTTTGACAAGGCGTATCTCATAATATCAAGGTATTCTAGACCCTTATCCTTAAAGTGGATTAACTCTTCCTTTGATATAATTTTGTAGTGCTTTGGATTGATAATAGCGTCTTGATCTTCCTCCGAAAGCGCAGCAAAGTCACCGTGAAATTTATCTTCTTTAGTCATCTAATTCTCCTTACAATTTGTCATTTAATCAGCACCACAGAAGGTACAAGGATGTACTTCACCATCACCATCTTCTGAACCTTCATCATTACACCAGCAACAAGGTTCCTCCCCATAATACTCTTTTTCTTCCCGTGCTTTCCTACTCTGAACCGCAGCTTTGAGTGTCACCTTGTTATCAAACCCAAGGCTCTGGGCTGCTTGGTTTCCAACTTCCCAAAGGCTTACATTGCTATTAGCCTCGAAGATAGCTGCACGTTCTTCGTAGAGGTCATCAAGTTGTTGCCCACTCATGGGAAATCTATTTGTCTTTGACATTTGTTATTTCCTTTGGATTGTGAGAGTAGTCTCCACCCTCTATTTCATTCCAGATACGATTGTCAGTAAAACATGTGTGTCCTTTTGGACGTAATTCTGCCTCAAGTTTAAAGGCTTCCTCCTTTGATAGACCTTTCTTGACACAACGAAATTTAACATTGTTTGGAAACTTTTCCATCATTTCAATTACTTTACGATCTCTGTCATAGTATCCAAGCTTGTGCTCAAGCTGGGCAATAAAGTAACGAAGCTTTACATGACTGGCGTTAGCAAGGCAAGACACACCAACGTATCCCCACTTTATGTCTGATGGGTCCCAAGACACACCTGAAGGACCTGTGTAAAAAGCGTGGTAAACAAGGAAGGTATCGTCAGGGTTCCTACCAAGAAAATTTGCATGCTTCGCGGCTTGAGATTTCCAGTTAGTTTCTTTCATCAGTAGTACTCCATCACAGCATCAATTGCATCCTCAAGTGTGTAGTGCTTCTCTGAATACATCGCCTCATAGAACGGGTGAGGTGGGTCTTCAGGATCACACCAGATGATAATGATTTTGTTCTTAGTGTGAGCAAACATAGTTTCCATAGCTGTACCAGTGCCTTTACCAGAAGAACGCCGAGCGTCAACTAGCATAACTTTGGAATTGGCGATATCTTCAAGATCTTGCTTAAAGATACGTTTACAGATATTCATACCCTTAACAACTTCCTGAAGGTAATCTACACCTTTTAGTTGATCGTGGAAGGAAACTCGACGTGTTGGGTCAAGGTAGTCGATTCCAGCAGCATCAAGTCGTTCCGATGCAGTGGTGCGCCAGCTTGTCATGTGATCAACGGAAACATCTTCCATTGGGCCAGCTAGGTACGTGTGGTTTTTATGCTTATTTTTCATCATATTTCTCCATAGTTTTATTAAAAGAAACTTTTGCTGCATTACGGTGATGAATTTCGGCTTCTAAGTCGGTTAAGGCACCCCGACAAGCAGCAAGGCGTCTGGCTAAGTTGCTTCTTTCTTTTAGTAGTTGCTCATCACTAACCCCGTGAAATTTACTTTTCATTCTTGGTAATCCTTAATCATTTTAGCAACCAAGTTCCAGACAGATTGCTTACGTTTATGCCCTTTAATCTCACTTACCATTACACTAGGAGTAATACCAAGAGACAGGTTTCCAAACTCTGTTGTGGTAAACTTATAGTTAGAGGTATCGGCGAGGTCAGAGACGTTGTGGGCAATGGACTCCGCAACTAGGGTACGGTTGTTTCTGCTGCCAACGTAAACTTCAACAAATAAACTCATATTTCTTCAAACTCCTCATCAATATCTTCTTTGGTCATTGCCATGTCTGTGTGGTTAATCTCAAAAGAGTGACCAGCGCTACCCGTCATACCTTCGTCGTAGCCAGCATCCTCATCTAAGTATGCCTTGTATTTTCGAACAAAGTATTCGGCAATCTCAAATGTAGCAGCATAACAAATAGGCTGTAACTGTATTTCTTCACAAATTACTTCATAGAACCTCATTTACAACCCCATTCCCAAAAAGACAGATACTACAGTAAGGAACGCAAAGGAAGTTGTAAATGCCAAACCAATTAAGACTCCAATACCGTCTCTGTTAAGTATATCTGTTATTGTAAAAGATAGACACAGAAAGGTAAGTACACTCAGGATACCTGTTACTGTTAGCCAAAGTGCTGTTAGAAAAATAGTCATACTGTAGCTTCCTTCTTTTTAAAGTTTTCAGTTACTTCTTGGGTGATAATAGCAAGGTGAAACTTGGAGATTTCCTCTGCACTGTCAAAGTGTTTTGGGTAGCCCTTGTGAATAGTTTCACACCAGTTATCCCACCAGAACTCACTACCTGCCAAGTTAACCGTTTCATGGTATTCTTCAGCACTATCCCGTTTAGAAAACTTCTTAGAATTGTAGCCAAGCTTTTTCAGGTTGTGTACGTCCAAGCAAGCTGTGTCACGCCCCAAGAGTTGCAAGAAGAAGGACGCCTTGGTGATGCCGATGCCACGGATATCCGACAACTCCTGAGATAGCTCTACGGTGCTCTTTGATGGGTTAAGCACATCTTCCATGAACTTCTCTTTGTCTATCAAATTGTAATCTTTATAGGCGGTAATCTTGTTGCCCCAACAGTGTCGGGAAAGCAGACCTTCTTCGATAAGAGAGTTAGTCACGTCTGGCAGGGTAAGGAACTTTACACGGATTGACCCGATAACAAAGTAAAACAAGCTGTCTAGGCCTTTTGGTCCAGTGTTAAATACAAAGTCTCGAATAGAAGGCACATCATCTTTATACATTTTTGTTTCCATAATAATGTTTGTTTAGTACTTCAGCAATTCCTTTTACAACCTCATGGGGAAACATAAAGGCATCCGGATTCAAAGTTAGTATCCTTGTTGCGGCGAGGTCATCAGGACGATGCTCATAGATATATAGACCATTTGAAGTAAGCATAATTTATTCTCTTTTAATTTGTTTCTAAAACATCAAACATTTCATTAAAGGTAATGTTATCACTGTTATAATCTTCATTATCAC